GGTGCCGTTGACATCGGGCACAGACTAATCGATAACAAATTCTTCGTGTTCGAAGTTAATACTGCACCAGGATTAGAAGGAACAACACTTGACAAATATCAAAAAGCAATATACAATTATTATAGGTCTAATAATTAATTAAGGAACTATAATGCGGTGCCAAGCCTGTAATAAAGCTTTAAATGATTTTGAATCTACTAGAAAATCAGTAACAACTGGTGAATATGTAGACTTATGTAATCATTGCTTTCATGATGTAGAAAATGATATAGAAACTGTAGTACGAGAAGACTTACGAGATGAATGTGACAATGACGTTCTAGAACTAGATGACTTAGAAGGAGATCTATTTAATGTCGAATAGAAATGATATTACTGGAAATAAAATTATTAATAAAAAACTATCTAAAAAAGGTCAAGATAATTGGGATTTAATATTTCCTAAAAAGAAAAAAGAATTAGCTGAGTATGAACTTGACAAATCTACTGGTGAAATAATTAAAAAGGAAAACAATAATGGATGAAGCCTTAAAAGTTTTAACTGAACTACAAAATGTTATTGACAAAGAGTATGATGATGGATATGAATTAGCTGATGCTATCATAGACTATATTGCTAATAAAACTTCAGAATTAAAATTAAATAAAAGTAGTTCTAAAAAATTAACTGAAGCTTATAATGGCCTTTAACGACATATGATTGCAGAGCCCTTGTTAGGGCGTCTGCTATCTATGGAGTAATTTAATAACAATCTGTTACAATAATCATTATTTATTCATTACATACATTGTTACTTCAAAGCCAAAACGCATTTCAGTAGCTGCTGGAGTTGTCCACATAATATTTTCCTTTATAAAAGTTAATATAGAATTTTCATTCTATACAACTATTATAACATAATGAATGAAAACAATCATGCGTGTAACACCTAACCTTACCTAAGGAAAATCTGTAATGCCTTTTATCCAACATACTAACTGCCCTAAATGTGGTAGCCGTGATAATCTAGCAGAATATACTGATGGATTCTATTGCTTTGGTTGTGGATATAAAAAACAAAAGAATGATCTAAATAGTATACGAAGCAGATTGTCAGAGCATCGTGAGGATGCGATGCAATCTGATGAGTTAGTATTAGATTATAACATACCATTAAAAGCAATGCAATGGCTACTGCAATATGGTATTACTCAAGACGATGTAAAGTTAAGTCACATTGGTTGGGAATCTAGAAAAGAAATGTTGGTGTTAGTTAACACACCTCAATACCATCAAGGTAGAAACTTTAGTGGCTATGGCCCTAAATATATATCTAAAGGTAAAAAACCCTTGATATTCTATGGCTTAGGTGATATACTTGTATGTGTAGAAGATGTAATTTCTGCTATTAAAATTGCTAAATCAAATAAAAATGTATGTGTAATACCCTTGTTGGGTTCTATAATACCCCTAGAACTTACAGAAACTATCCTTAAACGCTTTAATAAAGTTTTTATATGGTTAGATAGGGATAAAGCAATTGAAGCTGTTAAACAGGCTAGAAATTTAAAACAAAAGGGTATTGATTCGGATGTAATAATTACACCCAAAGATCCTAAAGAATATTCAACAGGAGAAATCAACGAATGGTTGAGAAACAAATAGCTAAGTTATTTTGTACAGACAGGAATCTCTTTACAAAATATTACAAGTATGTTAACATAAATTATATTAAGATTAATTATAATGATTTATATAAATTATTTAATATTATAGATTTATATTATATTAAATATAATAATAATAATATAATTAATATTAATGAATTAGATTTATTTTATAATAGTAATTATTTATTAAAAGATAATGAAAGAAAAGAATTAATAGCACTGTTAGAAGATGTCTACAATCAAGATGTTTCTAATCCTGAATTAATCATTGGACTGTTAGAAGAACATCGAAGACGTTCTCTAGCAGGACAAGTAGCATTGATGGCATTAGATGTAGAATCAGGTAAAAAAACAACAGCTGAACTGCTAGAATTATTTAATAACTTTGAACACCAGGAGGTAGAAGCTGATGAAATTACTCCAGTTGATATGGACTTGGATACATTGTACACTAGCCAGGTTGCCACACCAGGTTTACGGTGGCGTAATAGATGGCTTAACAAAGCTCTTGGTAGCTTGCGTAAAGGTGACTTTGGGTTTATCTTTGCTCGGCCTGAGACTGGTAAGACTACATTTCTTGCGTCTGAAATTACTCATATGGTCAGCCAAACTGATGGAGATGTATTGTGGTTTAACAACGAAGAACAAGGAAATAAAGTTGGTATTAGGGTTTATCAAGCTTCCCTTGGTCTTACGACGCAGGAGTTATTTAGAAACAAAACAAAAAACAAACAAGACTATTCAGAGTTAACAGGAAATAGAATTAAGATTCTAGACTTCGAGGATTCAAGTAGTAAAAATAGAATTGAATCTGTACTTAAACAATATAACCCTGCGTTAATTATCTTCGACCAGATAGATAAAATTCGTGGATTCAAAGGAGATCGTAATGACCTTGAACTTAAACAAATATATCAATGGGCTCGTGAAATATCTAAAACGTATGCTCCCGTCATCGCGGTGTCACAAGCAAGTGGCGAAGCGGAAGGAAAACTTTTTCTAACAATGGATATGGTAGATGGATCTAAGACAGCTAAACAAGGTGAAGCTGATTGGATTCTAGGGATTGGTAAAGAACAAGATAACACATCCCGCACTAGATACTTCAACATCTGTAAGAATAAACTTATAGGTGATGAAGATACTATGCCTGATCTTAGGCATGGTTCAACACAGGTTCTAATCAAACCTGAAATTGCTCGTTATGAAGACTTATAAAAGGAGAAAGAATGTTAGTTATTAATGCAACAGCAGCAGATGTATTAAATGTAAATCCACAATTATCACCATTTGAAGTAGAAGATGTATTGACATTAGGTAGTCCTAGTGATACTATTGAAGAAACAATTGAAAAATTAAGTGGTTGTGGAGGCGAATGCGGAGCTTAATCTTAGACGTAGAAACAACAATCAGTAACAAGGGTAACCCATTTGACGAGTCTAATAAACTTTGTTACGTTGGGTTATCCAATGCTGACAAAACTCAATGCTATGCTATTGAGTATGGTGATGAACCTTATCGACATAAACTAGAGGAGATCCAAAAAGAAATTGATCAAGCTGAGATACTGGTTGGCTTTAACATTAAGTTTGATTTGCATTGGCTTCGCAAATATGGAATTAACTTTGTGGGTAAGCGTGTTTGGGATTGTCAGTTGGTACATTTTATATTGCGTGGACAACAAGATTCCTATCCAAGTCTTAATGGTGTCTCTGAGTACTATGATCTGGGTAGCAAGCTTGATGTTGTTGCTACAGAGTATTGGGGCAACAAGATAGACACTCCTAATATCCCTAAAGAAATTCTAGAAGAATATTTAATTGGTGATTTGCATCTTACGCATAAAGTATTTGATAAACAAATAGAAGAATTTGCGTTATGCACAAAACCTATGCAAAGGTTAATCAGTTTACATAACCAAGACTTACTAATCTTAGAAGAAATGGAATACAATGGACTTTTATTTGATGAAACAAAAGCTAATATTCTTGCTAAAGAATTGGAACAACAAATTAAATATCTTGATAATGCTTTGGTTTCCTATCATAATCTTCCTGAGTTTAATCCTTCCAGTAATGAGCAGCTCTCTTGTTTACTTTACGGAGGTATTATAAAAGTAAAACGTAGAGAAGTTATTGGCCTGTTTAAAACGGGAGATCGCAAAGGACAGGCAAAAGAAAAATGGGTAGAACATTTAATAAACTTTGATAGACGTATTACTCCATTAAAAGGATCTGAGTTAGATAAAGAAGGATTGTTCTCAACTGATGAATCAACTCTTAAAAGTTTACGTGGATCTGCAGAAGCTAAAGAACTAGTAAAGTTAATACTAGACCGAGCAACTCTAGAGAAACGATTAACAACTTATTATAGAGGATTGGTTGAACTTAGAACATCTATGAACTGGCCTGTAGATAAACTATATGGTCAACTTAATCAATGTGTAGCAAGAACAGGTAGACTGTCATCTAGTAAACCTAACTTGCAGAACTTTGATGGAGAAATTAAACAATTATTTAGGAGTAGGTATGCTGTTACAAGCTGATGCAAAAGCTTTGGAATGGGTTTGTGCTGCATACTTAAGTCAAGATCAAATAGCAATTAAGGAGATATTAAATAATGTTGATCAACATAGCGATAACCAAGAACGATTTGGATTACCAAGTAGATTGGTCGCAAAGACTTTTGTCTTCAGACTTATATATGGGGGGTCAGCCTGGAGTTATGCAAGAGATCCAGACTTTAAAGGGATTGGTGGAGAGAAGTTTTGGCAAGGTGTTATTGATCAATTCTATGCAAAATATGTACGACTCGGAGAGTGGCATGTTGACATTGTCAATGACGCTAAAAGAGATAGAAAACTCACAATGCCAACAGGACGGATCTATTACTATGAACCTGATGTTAGAGGAGGACAAGCTAAATGGCCTAGAACAAAGATATTAAATTACCCTGTGCAAGGATTAGGTGCAGACCTAATGGCAATTGCAAGAGTATCTTTGAGTAACAGACTTAAGGGTATTAAAAATGTTAAACTAATCAATACTGTACATGATTCAATTATTGTTGACTTTGATGAAGAAGTATGCGATAATACTAGTATGGTAAAGATTGTTGATAAGTGTTTTACGGATATTCCAGCAAACTTTAAAAGATTGTTTGGAGTAGATTTTAATCTTCCCATGAGGGTCGAGTGTCAAGTAGGACCTAACTGGGGCAATATGGAGATAGTAAATGTTAATTAATATTATAGATGTTGGTGCACCAAATACTCATGCCGCAAAGAATGGCAGATCTTATCAATCAATTGAAGTAACTTACAAAGATGATCAAGGTCAAGTAAAGAATAAAAAGTTAATGTCCTTTAGTAATCCTGGTGTGTTTAATCACATTAAAGATTTAACTAAAGGTGATCAAATTAATCTACGAACTGAAAAAGATGCTGCTGGTTATTGGCAGTGGATTGGTCTTGAAGGAGATAAAACTGTGGCAACTGAAACTAAAACAACACCTCAAACTGGTGGTCGTGTAACTGGTAGCAACTATGAAACTAAAGAAGAACGTGCTGCACGTCAAGTGCTAATCGTTCGTCAATCATCTTTATCTAGTGCTGTAGAGTTACTAGGTCCAGGTAAATCAGTAGAAGAAGTATTAGCTATTGCTAAACAATTCGAAGATTATGTCTTTGCTAAATCAACAGGCATTGATGCAATTAATGAAATGGAAGATGACTTTCCTGTTTAATTAAAACTATGCCTTACATAGATAAAGACAAACAAAGGGCTTATCAAAGGGCTTGGTTACATAACCGTAAACGAGCCTTTTATAAAGATAAGTGTTGTGTTAAGTGTGAGTCTAAAGAACAGTTAGAATTAGATCACATTAATCCAGCAGAGAAAGTTACCCATAGAGTTTGGTCTTGGACTGAAGCAAAACGTAATATTGAAATAGCTAAATGTCAAGTACTATGTAAAGCATGCCATTTAGAGAAAACTTTAGATGAACAAAAGCAAAGGAAGTTAATTGAAAGCTCTTATTGATGCTGACATAGTAGCGTATAGGGTTGCCTGTACGTTAGAAGATGACGATGCCGAAGACTTTGTATATGCTAGAGCAGAAGATCTAATAGATCAAATCCTAGTCAATACTGAAGCAACTGAGTATCGTCTCTTCTTAACAGGAAAGAATAACTTTAGGTATACAATATACCCTGAGTATAAAGCTCATCGTCCTAAAGAAAAACCATTCTGGCTTGAAAAGTGTAGACAGTATCTTATTGCTACATTTAATGCAGAAGTAATTGATGGACAAGAAGCTGATGACGCTTTGGGTATTGCTCAAACAGAGGATACAATCATATGCTCTATTGACAAAGACCTACTTATGATTCCTGGTCGGCACTATAACTTTGTTAAAGACGAGTTTCAAGAAGTTACCAATGATTCAGGTATGTTTCATTTCTATATGCAATGTTTAACTGGAGACCGTTCTGATAACATTAAAGGTATTGAAAAGATTGGCCCTAAGAAAGCAGAAAAGATTCTAGCTGGTTGTGTAACAGAACAAGAAATGTTTAATGCTGTTCGTGAAGCATACAGCAATGATGAAGAATTCTTAATGAATGGTCGTGTATTATGGATTAGACGTAAAGAAAATGAAGACTGGAAGGATAAGTTTAATGAACTCGTTCAAAAGCAAACTCGAGGAACAAGTATGGAAAATCCTGAAGAGTAACTTTCCTTCAGTTAAATATGAACCTGATAAGTTTAAATATATACAACCTGAAAAGGAACGAACATATATTCCTGACTTTAGAACAGGACGTAGAAAGATTTATCTAGAAGCAAAAGGTAAACTGGATTTAGATACAAGACAAAAGATGGTATGGTTTAGGGATTGTAATCCTAATACAACTGTTATCTTTTTATTTATGAATCCTGATAATAAAATTAACAAACGTAGTAAAACAACTTATTGGATGTGGGCAGATGCTAACGGCTTTAAGTGGTTAGACTTTAGAAAGGATTGGTTAAGTGATTATAAAGAATTGTGTGCAAAACTCTGATGGATCTTTAGACTTTGATTTCCATGTTGATGCTAATGAAGCTTCGTTCTTAATGGATTTAGCTATTAAAGAATTAGTAAGACGTGGCGTGTTTAGTATTGCTACAGATGTAGCCCAACAAGAACTAGATTTATTTAAAGAAGATGGAGGTATGGTATCATGAGTCAAGGAAATTCACCAGCTTTTCCGTGTCAAGATAACAACAAACAAATCTATACAGGTATGAATCTTAGAGATTACTTTGCACTAGAAGCACTAAATAGTTTATTGCGTGTTAAGTCTTATGCAGATGTTAAAAAGTTTGCAGAACAATCTTATAAAATTGCAGATGCAATGCTTGATGAAAGATTAAATTATAAATGAATAAGCAAAACTACTGGGTAAAGATTCGTTATGAGACAGAGATACGGGTTCATTGTCCAAATGAAAACGTAGCTAAAGATCATGCGATGGAATTATTTCTTGCTGCTTTACCTAATGTTAATGCAAATGATTTAAGAATTATCCATGTAGAAACTTCTGAGGATCGTAAATGAAGTTTAAAGTAAACACATTAGATATTGATAACGAAGCTATTACTAATAAATTACTTGAACTTAAAAACCATTGGGAATTAAGATCTAGTGATTTTCCTTTTTATACATTAGGTAAGAATGCTTACTTAGATGGTGGAGATCTTGAGTATGAAGGTAACAAAGGTAAGTTTAATAAACTATTACTTGATAACTTTTCAAATTTATATGATACAATTTTAGCATACCTTTCAAAAGAATTAAATGAACCTGTTACATTAACAGAAGATTTAGCTTATCCTGGGTTTCATATATTTGAATCTGATTTAAAGTTTAAAGGTATAGCAGGCAATTGGCATACTGATAAACCTCAAGAAAAGTTAGCTTTAATTGGTACAAACAACTCAACAGTTACTGTTGTAATTAAGCTTCCTACATTAGGAGGTGGTATAGATTGGCTTGACTCTAAAGATAATGTACAACATTTAGAATACCAAGAAAAACAAATTGTATGGCATGATGGTTTAAATGTACATAGAATAGCAGGACTAAAACAAATTGTTCAAGGAGATCATCGTATTACTCTTCAAGGGCATTTAATAAAAAGAAATAATAAGATGGAACTCTATTGGTAAAGGAGCTATATGAGTAAGATACTTCTATTAGACATTGAAATGGCACCCAACGTGGCACACGTATGGGGAATATGGGATCAGAATATTGGTATCAATCAATTACAAGAATCTTCATATGTTATGTGTTATGCAGCCAAATGGTTG